TTTCATATTCAAGCCTGTTTGATTCTTTTACTTTTTTTGTAATAATATCGACAACGTCTCTGTTTAAATTTTCTTCTAATTCACGAACCGCCTTGATTTCGTCATTCTTTTTAATGTAAGATTCAGGTACCATTTTTGATTTGATTTTGATTTGATTTTGATTTTACTTTTAAATTGTATTATCTTAGGTTGAAATCATATGTAAAATATGTCTATTTTTCTATGGCTATTTTTTCTGTACCCCCTTATAGGGATTTAAACACTATATTTTCTATTATAATACAATGGGTGCATGAAAGTCATGTTTTTTTAAAAAAGTGTGGTCCTTATGAGAACCGAGTTCGAAAAATTTTCAAAAAGCCATTTAAATCGCTCTAAGGGGGTACAGAAAAATTAGCCCTAGAAAATTTACGTCATTTAGGTTTAAAACCGTGATAAAAACTAATAAAAATTAAAAACTATAATACACCATTTAAAATACGAATTGTATAAATACGAAACCTAAGTAAAAAGGAGCTTAAAAAAAAGGTACTAAATAAATATATAAAACAATGTCAACACTTGAACAAGATTACACGACCGTACCTGGTCAATTATATGCATGCCTTTCTGTTGTAGGACCTGAAGCACCACAAAAGAACGATAAGTTTGGAATTAAGATCAGGGGCGCATTTAATTCTAAGGATGAAGCTGCGTCTCACGCGAAACGTCTCCAAAAAGAGGATGCAACTTTTGATATTTATGTCGTCGATATGTATAAATGGTTGTTAATTCCACCCGACCCGGTTAAAATTGAAGACGCACATTATGCAGATGAGAAGTTAGAAGAGTTGATGTTGGGATACAGAGAAAATCAAGCTCAAGCCGCACAAATGTTTGCTGAACGTAAGAAGGATATGATGGCTGTTAAGGCACCAGGATCTGACGTATACCATAAAGGAGGTGATGAAAATTCAAGGTTTTACACGAAACCTGACGAGGCTCCTATCAGTCACCCCGGTGAAGTTTTGGAACGTCTTCAAAAGGAAAAACCTGATGCTGACATGGAAGATCTCGTTAAGGAGGCGGATGCAATCGTTGAGAAGGAAAAGGAAGCTGTGCGTGAAAAGAGAGAATTGGATATCAAGAATGCGTTGGAAAAGGAAGCAACTGAAAGAGGGTTTGGTTCGGTAGAAGCTATGCAAAAGTTTGACGATGAAAAATCCCGAGCTGATATTGTAGCGGCCGAAGAAGCTAAAAAATCTCAAATTGAGAATTCGGAAGATGCACAGATTAAGGAAAGTGATGATACTGGTGAAGAAGAGGAAGTAACATCAAAAAATAAGGAAAATGAAGATCCAGAAGAAGCGTAAATTAAAATTGTTATTTAAAAGTAAGTATGTTGAGTATTATATTAAACATAATCACCATTCTTATCGTATCGATATCTATTGTTTTATTTTTTAGAGTGTATAAAGATCAAAAAAGTAAAACGGGTGGCGGAGGTGGTAATAGTGAAGAAATTACACCATCACAAGTTGCTAAAGACATGTCTAAAGACCCACTTATCGTAAGTAGATCATATTTTACTGAACCAGTAACAGGTAAAATAGGTACATTTACTGGTCAACAAACACCTTCCCAATACAATTGGATAGGTGGTAAATCGTTTATCCCGGTCTGAGTATTACAGGCTGCATAGTTTTACCCATGAAAAACCCTAATAGAAATGCTACAAAAATTATAACATACCCCGTCTTATCTATATTTTCGAATATATCATTCTTTACCACCTGCTGAGGTGGTGGGTTATAATAAACAGGTTGTTGTGGGGGTGGTTGATAATATTCTTCATCAACATCCGGTTCATCCGGTTCATCGAAATTATTACTACTTTTATTTATGAATTCTTCTGGATTATACTCAATTGGTGTACCAACTTCAGCTTCCATATATAAAAAAAGTATCTATTTTTTTAAGCTCGTTATTACTCACTTATTCTTCTTCCTCTTCTTCTTCTTCTTCTTCGGAATATTCTTCATCTTCATCAGTATCATCAACAACAAACCCTTTTAAATTTCCATTATCATCAGCATCTTCATCACTTTCATCATTTTCAATATCATCATCACTAAGAAAATCCTCATCATCAGAATTTAACAAATCCTCGTCCGTATCGTATTCATCTTGTTTATAATCATCTTCTACATCTTCAAACAATTCCAGTCGCACTGGTGCTTTTGAAACTCTCCCTGAACGTGTTTTTACAGTTAAGACCATTATATAATTAATATGTACACATTTCCTTTAAGTATTTTACTCACTTTCTTCCTGTAAATTCGTATATAACTCGTTAAAATTAGTTTTTAAATCACTAATAATAGTGTCTATATCTTCTAAAAGGTTCGTATCCCCTGAAACCGAGCTGAGTGCGATTTCATCTAGATTTATAAGTGATCTATTCAAGAGTTTTTTAGATAGAATTGTGTTTGATTTATATTCTAGAGCCATTTTGATATTTTCTATAAATTCATTATGTATAGATGGGTTTAGTCCTGAATATTTATAAGATTTTCGTATAAGTTTATTAATTTCTATTACGTTATTTTGTTTCGCGGTTATTAGAGATGATGCGAAGTATATTACAACTACTAAAACAATAACAGATATCATTGTGTTCTATAATTTAGTTACTATTTTTTCCGGGAGAAAATGTTCGCGGTTTGTACATTTACATACCTGTTTTATTTTTTTGTTTATGACAGTAAAAATAACATTATTTGTGTTACAATTTGTACACGTATAAGTAGTATTAATAGAATACTCGTTAAACTTATTTTTCTTGGTCTTTGGTTTATTTAGTTCTATCCTGGATACGTGTACACTTCCAGTTTTAATCATATACTTGTTAATGAAATTGGAGAATATTCCCGTTATATCTGAATCATAATCACTCGTTTCTGTTTTTTCAACATTTTTACCAAAAAAATCTTGTTTAGAAGGTTTTACATGCTTTTTAACAACCCCGTCCTTGTATAATTGGTCTGTAATTTTAGAAGGCAATTTATGTCTTTTACCCGTAAAATTTTTACAAAATCCAAAATGTCTCATTATTTCGGTAGTAGAAAAACACTTTTGTGTGATCGTTTCTCCTAGTATATGAAACCATACATGATTAGAGTTATGGTTACATTTTTTATTTTCACAATAAAAGGAATTTGTTGATACCAAAAAGTTACCATTTGATTCAAACATTTTGGTAATACGCGCAGTTGTCTGCCCTTCGATATGTTTATTTACAAAGTTTTGTAAAAGACATATAACTTCTTGATCTTTAAATTCATTTTTTATTTCTGCGTGTGTAAAAGATGTTCCTTTTCCTTGAAAGTTTGTTTTACCTTCTATAATATTCGGTTCTTTACTTTGGCTACGTATAGTTGACATGTATAAAAGTTTAATATCTGGGTGTGGTAATATAGGTTCAAGTAAAGTGAAAGGTCCCTTTTTACCACCTTTATAAACAAAACATGGTAAATATTCACCCTGACTAACTTTACCCGTGTGATTGCATTCTTTACAACCCTTGCCATAACATTCTTCATGTTTAGCACGTTTATGTGAAAAAGGCATTCTAAAACCACTCCCTTGTGTTTTTCTATCAGAACTACCATATACAGCTGAATCAACAACATCGTCCCAATTAACTGAACCATATACCAATTTTAGAGTATCTATAATATGTTCTCTTATAGCTATTGCTGAAGATCTATTTACAGTGAAACCTTCCCAGTTTATATGCACACCTGTTTTTATTAATTTACCAGAAACCTTCTTTGGTTCCGCTATAGATATTAAGGCATCACCTGCACCTTCGAATTTATTAACTTTATCACAAATAATTTTACATATACTCTCTATTTGTGTGACGGTTAATTCAGTTTCATCTTTATAATCGAGATCTACAAAAAAATTATAATTTTCTGTTTTCTGTTCAACGACAAAAATTTTTTCTCGTAAAGTATAAGCTTCTACACATTTTTCATAAAAGTCGTTCAATCTATCAAATGGCACTGATAGGACACCACCGTCCATAAGCACATGTGATACATTGGAGTTGTTTAAGAACCCCTGTTCTTTACACCATTGTTTAAACATGATGTACACTTACCAATTACTAGTTTTTATTTTTTATATTCATTCATCACTATCATAGTGATGCCTCCATATTGTTTTCATAACCGATATTTCTGGGTACTGTTCCTGTTCCGATAAAGATTTTTTAAGTACTAAAAGTTCATAAACTTTATCATTAACATGGACCTCGATATACCTTTCCGCCTTAGTTTCTGTATACCCATGTCGTTCAATTAACAAATTCTTTATTTGTGATAATATATAAGACTTGGACTTCATTATTTAATAGAGAAGGTTTTTCTATTGACTGAAGTAACACACGCATAAAATTCTGGGTTTTGGAGTACGTTTTTAACGATCCTATCCCACTGTTTTTTCGTATTGAATTCAGATAAGGTTTCAAAATTCATATAATCATTTTCATCGAATGTTCTTTTAATGGGTAATTTTTGTATTTTTTTTAAATTTGTTTTTTGTTTTTCATCGTTAAACTTCTTAACGAGGTCTATTTGTTCCTGATGTGTATAATTTACAAAAAATATGAACACGTTATATTCTAAGTCTACACCCGGACTTTCCTTTACCACAAACTTGAATTCGGTATATTCACCTTTCTTGAGATTTACAACTCCTCTGGTCTCTTCTTCCAATTCTCGTAAGGCACATCTTATCGGGTTGGGTATTTCTTTTCTTCTACACCCTCCGGTAACGAAAATCCAATCTTTGAATCGTCGGTCTCGGACAGTGAGGAACTTTGGTTTAGAACCAGAAAACGTTACGGGTACTGCAATTGCTTTGTATTTCTTCATTGCGCATTTGCAAGTTATAATTGAGCGAGATGATTATTCTGAAGAATCTTCTTCACTTTCTTGATTTTCTTCAGATTCATCCTCCACTTGGGTTTCGTTTTCTGTCTTAAAAGTGACATTTTTTGGCGTAACTGGTTCGTTTAACGAACTCGTTTGTGGAATTTGTATTGGCCTGACTCTTGATAAAAATGAAGCCATTTTTCCATTCATACCCTTGACACCTTCCATTTCTTCTTTTGTAGTTTTGAGTTCTCTATACATGTAAACTGAAGCAGCTATACACATAATAATAGCGACTATCATAGCAGTATCTCGATCAAATGTAAACATAATGTATTAAGTTATATAATCAAGTTTTTAAGTTCGTATAATCGCGCCCATGTGTACACCGTTTTCTTTTGGACAGTCGTATCCCATTTGAGCAAATTGAATCTCCTGGTAATGTCCCTCTTTACACTCCGCGTTTTTTTCGGGTTCTTGTTGTTTAGAGTCGACGAGATGATTCAAAGTTCCGGATTTAGGATCATATGTAATGATAAAAATGAAAGCTGTAAGAAAAACTAATTGCCAGAACATTTATAATAAGTGGCTATAAAAAATAATTTAGTTCGAGTACATCAAACCACCCATACCGTTTTCAATACGGAGAACGTTGTAGTTAACACCATAAATATCAGAACCATTGTTTTGGGTATCACTTACGATACGCGCAGAATCGAGTCTACTGAAGTTAAGCGACCCGGTTGGTTGAAGCTTCGACGTGTCGAGACAGAATGGAACCAAAAGCGTAGAGACGTTATGACCGTTAACCGCAGAAACAGATGATTGCGTGTGGTAGTACGTTGGAATGGCAGTAAAGTGTGGGTCGGCATCCTTGAAATCGGTAACATCCGTACCGTTGATTTGGAGCTTAATCTTGTTACCCGCAGATGTAAGATCGGACGAACCTGTTGTTTTAGCAACCAAGTATTTCATTGGGTGGTTAAAGCTGAGTTCCTGGATTCTACTATCAGATGCGATAGCCTTTTGTGTTTGTGTAATGATCATGTTTTGTGGTGTGGATGACAAAGATGTGCGTTCATCTGTATCGAGGTGGATGAATTGCGAAAAGCATTCCCAACGCGAAGAAGATGCGTTGAGTGTTTTCCACGTAATTCTGACTTCAACATCGTGGTATTGAAGCGCGATCAATGGGAGCGCAGATTGGGCATTTTCACAAAACGAAAACCTGAGTGGGTAGAATTTACCGCTTTTACCAGCAAAACCTGTCGTAGACTTAGTAAGGTTTTGGGACATAGTGATTGGCGCGAGGTCCATTGAGAATGTAGAATCTTGTGTATCAATGACTTGACCACCGATCAAGAGTTCAACTTTATTAATTTGGGCGGCTAAATCGGCGGCTGAATATTCTTGTGTCGCGCCATCTGAACCAACTGGTGTTAAGTAAACATAACCGAGCATATCACCTTTACGCTCGAACCTAACAGTGGACATACCATCAGACGATGGGTTGCCCTGGATAACTTGTCTTTCAACAGTTTGGGCAAAGTTTGTGTGACGTTTGTAATTAGATCTAAAAAAAGAAACTTCGGGTTGACCGACGAGGTGCGCATCTTGGGCACCGATTGCAACGAGTTGGGCAATACCACCAGACATATTTATTATATTATACTAAGGTTTTTTATTTTTAAGCCCATGTATAATATAATATGAAAGATTCTAAAAAAAGAAATTAAGCTGCTGTAAATGAGATTGCATTCATGTATATTTTTTCCGCACCCGATGCACCTATTTTTGATACGGTCAAAAGACCATGACTTCCTGAGGATATGGAAACATCGGTCGTAAATGCAATGTAATCAATACCAGATGTTATCGTTTTTAAGACTTTTCGATCTCCACCGGATGCTAGTAAAGGTACAACGACCTGACCCCCGCTTGGTAAATTTGATATAGAAAGTATAGCAACGTCTGCGTCTATAGACGTGAGTGGAGCTGTACCGTAACTTTTGTTTTTACAGTCTATCGCGAGTGTTCCTGACCCTGACGTCCAAGTAGTTGCTATTTGTGTGTTTGTGAGTATAAGATTTTGTGATGTAATATTTGAATTACAAAAAACGTTCCCGGCTGTGGTTACGTTTGATCCAATACTAATACTCTTGGTCGTAACAAACGCATTATCTGTCGCGTACCCTGACGATGGTCCCGTAAACTGAATAACATTTGACGTAATATTGGCACCCACACTTGCAGTCGCAACATCATCTAAACCAAACGGTGACGCAGCAACGTTTAATCCACCGATTGTAATATTAGTGGCCGAAATGTTACCTGTAACCGTGAGTACATTAGACCCATACGTGTTCATGGTAAGGTTTGATGTACCAGTAGGTCCTGCCCATGGAGCTACACCTATACTGACGTTCGCATGTATACCCGTACCTTCCTCGTGTGTAAATTCCATGGTCGAACCACCTTGTCCCCCCGAATCGAAAATCTCACCTGTTGTTGTATCTATCGATAAAACATTTTTTGTAGATGTAGAACCACCTTGTAATTCTGGGGAAAGTATTATCGCGTTAGTTAC